TGCGATTGCAGCAGGCCGCTCAGGATCGAGCATTCTTCCGCGTGGATCTTGGCGAGCTGCGAGGTCAGTGCAGCCTTTCGCTTACCGAGATCGATGAGGCGATTTGCGGAGTCGTCCATTGTGCGTCCTTTGGTTTACCGGGCCGGGTGGCCGCGATGGGTTGAAATCAGTTAAGCGCGATAGAGCGACGCCCGCGTTCGAGCATGGTCTTCAGGCCGACGCGAGAACCGGTATCGTTGTATGATTGATCGTATCCGGCCCATGCCGCCCGAAGCGATGCAAGGTCGGAGATTGCGGTCCCGCGCACAGTTCCCCATGTTCCAGAGCCGCTCACCAGATACGAGTTCTGGTCGTTGATGCAGCCGCCCGCGTCGCCAGTCGCGCTGTCCCACGAGATCAGCGTGCCGATGGGCGCATGAAACCGGCAATTTCGGACAGTGTTGTTCGCGACCTTCGAGTTGTTCTCGACGTTGATGCCGACACGCAGGGCCGGAGAAGTGGCATAGCGGTTATAGACATCCACATCCTCGACAAGGACGTTCTGGCAGGCCTTGAGATACAAACCGGACAAGCACCCGCCATAGACGGTCGCACGGGTGACGCGAACGCCGGTCGCATTCTTGATCACGAGGCCCTGACCGTTCGATGTGTTGTTGCCGCCGAAGAATGAGCAGTCGATGACCGTAACGTTCGAGCACCCGGCGCCGATAACGGAAGCGTGGCCGGTCAACGCGACAGCCTTGACCCGCGTGATGATGCCGGTCGTGGTCTGGCCGGTCGAAGCATCTTCGCCGATCTGCATGCATGTCCCGGCGACGGACGAGCCGTAGGCGCACAGGTCAAGTTCGAAGAGCTTGAAATCCAGCACGCCCTTCATGCGGAACGGAAAATAGCCGACGTGGAATTTGCACTGGACGAATGACAGGTCAGACACGAAACCAAGCTGGCTGTCGAAATTCACGCCAGCGATGGGATACGCCCCGATCTGTCGGATTTCACAGCCCTGCCAGAGGATTTTGCTGATCGTGTAGGTGCCCCCAGAGCCGGAGTCCCACACGCTCTGCATGGCGGTATTGGTCCCGCCAGATTGGCCGATCACATCCCAGCGGCAGCCGATAAACCGGATGTTTGAAGTAGTCGTGTTGAGGAACCGCATGACAGACGTTGCCGTAGCCGAGTTGTTGCGGAACACGATGTTTCTGAACTGGATGAACGAGCAGGCGCCGACTTGGACCGAATAGTTCCCGCTGGTCCCGGTGATGACGACACTGCCCGGCGCCTGCGGATCGAGTAAGCTGTAATTCGGTTCGGGCTCGACGAACACGAAGTTTGCGAAGTTCTGGGTCAGGTAGAGGTAGCCAGAGCCAGAGTTTTCGGCATAGGTTCCCCCTCCCATGTAGATCACATCGCCAGCGGCTGCCACAGAGAGTGCCTTGACGAGCGTTGCATAGGGCGCGCCGGTTGCACCGGTCCCGGTCGTGTCATTGCCGGTCGTGCGGACGTAAATCTCAGCCATTAGCGCACCTCAACCGTTTCATTTTGCGGGATCAGCAGAGGGTTGCCGCTCGATCCACGCCGGACCCACAGCGCGCCAGAGCCAGTGCAGTCGTTGCGGAGGGATTGCACCTGCGAGGCGGCGGGTAGCGTGATAGTCGCATCTGCAGCCAATGCCCCAGTGAACCGGAGCGCACCATAGGATGCTTGCGCCTCCGTCAAGGTTGCGTTTCCGGAAATTGACACGGTTGAAGGTGAACTGATCTGCCGGGCCTCCGCCCCTGCGCCAGAGGCGAGTGCGCGCGCGATTGAATCCTTGGCCACGGGTTACTGCCCCCCGCTGATGTAGAAGGTTCCATCGCCCAGATTTCCGCCCAGCGAGATCCATTCGCCACCGCTCAGGTCGTAGCGGCCCACGGCGCTGATTGAGGTCACACCGGTGGTCTTGCCCAGCCCGGTGTCGGCATAGGCGCTGCGGGCGCTCTGGCGATCCGAATTCGGGCCGCCCATGATCTGGCGCGCAACTGCCGGTGCTTCGGTGCAGAAGATGGTGACGGAGGGGAAAAGCGTCGCGTCAATCGGTGTCCCATCCCAGGTTTGAGGGCTAGCGGTCGGGCCGCCATACATGAGTTGATTTTTGAACTGCATGGTCAGGCGTCCTTTCAATCAAATAGGTAGGTAGTATCGGCCTGCACTTGGGCAAACATTGCAGCCTGCCCGGCAACATTCGGGTGGGTTGTGCCATCCGAATAAAGGCTGGAGTCGATGGTCACGCGGTCATGATTGACCGATACTGCCGACGCAAAATCGATATAGTCGTAGGGGCCGAAATATTGGCCCATCACATCGGCATTCATAGCCGTGAGCTGACTCTGCTTTCCGGTGATCCCGGTGCGCGGGATGTATGTCGTCAGCACCGGGATTGCGCCCGCCGCCTCCACGGCAGCGATGATGGCTGCCATGTTCGCCCTCCAAGTGGATTGCGAGGCATCATTCGTTCCGATGGCCAGCACGACATAGCGCGCAGCCCAGATCGAGATATCGGTGGCCATGCGCGAGATCACGCCGGTTGTTGTGTCGCCGCCGCGCGCCGCGACAACAACGTCCCCCCGGTTGCGCGCTGCGTCGAGCTGATAGACCCAGCCAGTCGGCCAGTTCGTCGTTCCGACGCCAACGGCTGAATTTTCACCGATGCTGTCGCCAATCAGAACTGCCCACGGCTGCGGGCGGCTCGCCGCGCTGTAGTCAAATTCGGTGACGGTGGGGGTGCCGCCCAGGTTGACGACGCCCGGCGCGCCAAAGAAGCGCACCAGATTCCGCGTGTCGCTGGTCTGGTTGTAATCCCATGACCACGAAACCGACTGCTGAGTCAGGCTGCGGGTGACCTTGGCGGACATGAGGAGCCCAGCCTTCTTGGTCTCGACAATATAAGTCTCGCCCGCAACGATGAACCCGCTCGGCAGTGCAACACTTTCAGCAAGCGTGGCGGATTGTGCGCCGTCAAGGGCGTAGATATCGAGCGTGTTGCCCGGCCCGTTGATGATGACACCCGAACCCCCGTAGCTTCCAGTGGTCGAGGGGAACAAGGCGACGCAATTATAGACGATGCCGACATGATCAGTCGTTGCCGACAGCTTGATCTTGGCCCTGGCCGTCTTGTTCGCGATCACACTGGGCTGCGCGAAGATGGCCTGCTGCGTCCATCCTGCGCCCGTTGCCGTCAATCCCGATGACCACGACCATCCGGCGAGACTCCATGAGCCCGACGCGGTGGCCCCGGCAAAGGTCTGGCGCTCAATGATCAGGCTCTTGTCGGCAGGCCGCGCGGAAACCGCGCCGCTGGCGGCATAGCCGATGGTTGCGTCAATCGAGACCGTGGCGCCCGGCTGCGTCGTGAATGCGACGACAGAGCCATCAGCAACGGATGAGCCAGACGGGATCCGATAGGAATTGCTGCCGCTGCCATACCTGAGGCCGCCAGAGGTGATCGGGGCGTAGAAGATGGAGACGTTTGCAGGGACAAAGTAGGTGCCCAGCACGGATGTCCCGAACGTATCCACGGTTCCGCCCGTGGTGTTGACGATCCACGACTTCAGGACGGTGATGGAACCGCCCGTGATGCGCGCCGCGACGATTCTCCCTGTTCCGCCCGTCACAGTCTGCACCCGGACTTGGCGCAGAACGCCGCCAGCCGAGAAAGGAACCGTGCCCCAATAGTAGGACAGGCTGGCTGTGAACGTCGCTGCCGCAGCATCGCCCATCGTCATTGCGTTGGGGTATGCAGCGGAGAGAAGAGCCGTGATTGATGCGGTGTTGAGGGTGGCTGATGCGGTATTGGCAGCGATTTGCGCGGTCAGCGGCAGCGGCGCGTAGGTGAGCGCGTATTGCACGGCGATGGTGATAGTGGTCACCGCCGGGGTGGGAGTGATATCTCCGACAGCGGCCACGGACCCGACAGGGATGTACGGCAGCACATAGCCGCCCGAATTGTAATAGGGCGTGCCGCCAGTCAGCCTCTGATAGCCGATGCGGAAGCCGGACGGCAGATAGGGGCTGTCCGGGATCAGCCACGAATTCGCGCCGCCCGTGGCCGTCACCGCCTGCACGAAAGCGACGCGATAGGTGCCGTCTCCGACGGGCTCGAACACCATGAGGTTGCCGGTCCCGCCACCGTTGATGCCGATGGACACCGACTCCAGGAACCCCGCATGGGGGCTCGGCCGGCTCATGTAGATGTTGTCGTTGCTCGACAGCGATCCTGCCGTAAACAGGTCTCCGACAGACGCGCTGGTGACATCTGAAAGATCGGAACCGATTTCGGCTTTCAGGGATAGCGCAATGGCATCCAGGCCGGTCGCAAGATATCGCGTGAACTGGATGCCATCAGAATCAATGACGGGAGCGAGCGCGCCGCCAGCATTCTGCCACAGGGCCATTTTCGCGTTGTCGTTGGTCGGGGCCTCAAAGATGGTCCCGGCAGTGACAGCCGACACCGCGGCTACGGGGGGCGTCGGCGCGCTCGTGAAGCCAGCAGAGGCTGGCCATGCCAGCGTCGGGACGCCTGATGAGACGGAAATCCCTCCGCTGGCAATCCGATAGCCCCCCGACGCCTTTCCGTCAGCCCCGACGGTGCCATAGATTCTGATCCCAAGGGGGCCTCCGGTGGGAATGAGGAGGTATTCCCCCGGTGCGCCCCCGGCGCCAGTGCCGGCGCCGCCGGAAACGCCGGAAACCGTGAATGGCAGGGCGCCCCCCACAGACAAAGCGGTCGAGAGCGATCCGATGGACGCGGCGAATGCCGCCGCAACTGCACCTGCGGCAACCGCAATCGCTGCCGACTGCTTGGCAGAAATCGCGGTTTCGCTAACCGGGTTGCTGGCGGCATCAATGATTGTCTGGACCGACACTTGGGCAAAGCTGTCCTGCGATGCCTCGGCCGGGTTATCCCCCTCGACGCGCAGGGGGATCATGGCCTTGGAATACTGGCCCGTGTCGACCAGCGGTGTCGAGTGCGAGAAGTCGGTCATGGGGTCACCAAGAAAAAGCCCCGCCGAAGCGGGGCTGGGTCAGGTCAGGCCGGGTCAGGCCCACGCGGGATCGGGGGCAGCGGGCCAATCCGGCAAAGTCGTGGGGGCCTTGAAAATCGCGCGGAGGGCAGCGCGATATTCGCAGAAGGCCTCCGCGTTCTTGAGTAGCGCAGCGACATCGGCAGTCTGGGTGTAATCCGTAGCGGCCAGCCGCTTACGGGCCTCCGCCTTGACCGCTGCGCATGCCTCAGCATCTGTCGGCTGATCGTGAGGAGCCAGGCACGGGGCTCCATCCTCACCAATAGCGATGCGCTGGCCGGAAGCCTGACCGGCCATCAGCGCGGCATAGGATTCCGGCGTGACCTCCACGACATCATCGGGCATCCGATCATGGCAGGCAGGATCGTAAAACCCGAGTGTCGACGGGGAGAAGAACGGCATGTCAGTATCCGATCGAGAAGAGGGTGATGGCGAACGATCCGCTGGTGGAACTGTGCACCGTCGCGGTGGATGCTGTGGTGGACGTCACGTAGATCGACACGTCCGTCACCCCGTCGTCGCCATTGACCCATGCGAACGAGTCATTGTTGAACGCAGACATATAGCTGAAAGTCTGGGACGAACTCGCCGAGAACGTCAGCCGCTGAACCTGGATCTTGAAGCCGTTCGACCACTGGATATAGCCGCCCGTTGAGCCGAATGAGAACGCCGTGATGACCGGCATTGCGGGGGAGCCGGATCCAAGCTGAAAGGCCGTCCCGTCGTAAACCAGCGTATAGATCTGCCCGGCGACCATCGCGCCCGGTTGCAGCGGTGAGCCGGCGAACGTAATTGCCCTCGCGCCCAGCCCATTGACATTCATGGTCGCGGCGCCGGTCGTAGTGTTCGCGGCCCTGACCGTGATCGACATGCCAGTGGTGTATCCGGTCGGCGCCGGTGTCATTGAGATCGACAGGGCATTGACCGCCCCGGTATCGGCGGCAAAATGATAGCTGCCACCGAGGATCGCCTGAGCGAGTCCAGCCGGCGTGACCGCCTTGTTCGTGATCGTGCCCGCAATGGTCTCGACGAGGCTGGCAAGACCAATGGCCGATTGTGCGATCTGTGGAAGCGTCGCGGAAATGAACGGCGCTCCGGTGGCCGTCGCGATATTCGCCGATGTGATAGTGGTCTGGCCGTAGGACACGGTGACATAGTAGAGCGGCACGAAACCGGCGTCGGCCGCCGGGGGCGTCGGACTTGCCGAAGGGGCCCCGGCCTTGATCGCCACATTGACATTCCCGGCCCGCGTTGTCGCGGACGATGCCCCGGTGTTGCTCGGGCCGGAGTAGGGAACTGCGGGGTTTGACGCATTGTAGAACGGAAGGACGGTGCCGTCGGTGTCGACTTCGCTGTAGGCCGCCTGGATCAGGAAGATGACCGACTGTCCCGAGACGGCGGGGGGAGTGAAGGTCAGAAGCGTGTCGTCGCTGGCGGCAATGATGCCCTGCTTCAGCACATAATCCGACGTGTTGGCCGGGAGGCTGGAATAGGCCGTCCCATCAACTGGCTGGAGCGAATAGATCGCCCCCGGCCCGATGCGGACAGACAGGCTTGCTGGCGTCGTCGGGGTGGCGGAAAGGCCGGAAACCAGCGTGGAAGTGCCGAGGATATCCTGAGCCAGGCGCCCGAGCGCAACCATGACATTCCTGTTGGTGCCCAGCAGGTCGGTCTCAAGCGGGACTTGGCCCGGCCACACAATTTTTCTGTCCATGTCTGCTCCGAGGAAGGATGGCGCGCAGCGGCCTTCAGGCGAGGTTGATCGGCCGCCCGTTAATCGTGAAAGGTAGCGTGTTGACCGTGATGTCGTCTTCGCCGCGATGGTTGCGGATGCGCGTCCAGATGGTCACGCCAACCGCCTTCGATTGCGCAATCGCATCGTAGATCTGGCCATCGGTCACTCGCGCGCCCAACATGTCCAGCGAGGCGTATTCGGCCTGACTGCCAACGCCATAGCCAGCCGAGCTGGCGCCATAGCCAGCAACCGTTGCGATGCCCGGCTGCCGTGGGCGATCCGCAACCAGAAATGCCTGGGCGGGAAGGGCGAGCGATCCATAGGCCCCAGCGCCCCCATAGCAGCCATAGCCGACGCCATAGGCGCCGCAGTCCACTGGGCGGAACGGTTCGATGACCTCGGGGGCGAAGCCGGTTAAGGCCTCGATCACATCCGAAATCGCCTGCCGTGTCGCCTGCGGACGCAGCAGGTTGGCCAAGATGATGGATCGGAAGCTGTCATCGTTCTGCCCAGCGGCGCGAACGATCCGCGTTCCGAAGAAATCCTGCGCGACGATATCCAGCCAAATGCCCGATGCCGTGCGAATGCGGGTTTGCGCCTTGGCATAGGCAAACAGGCTGTAGGCAAAGGCCAGAACGACAGCCGCTGCGGCCACCAGCGCATCCACCAGCGGGTTCGATTCTCCGAACCACGGCGGCAGCAGGCGCCGGATGCGCGCCGCCATGTCGGCATTATCACCGATTGCCATCAGGTCACCGTGATCGAACCGGCCTGCACCACCTGCTTGGCCGTAGTGGTCAGGTCGCTAGTTCCGGAATTGATCGTCAGGCCGGTTACGCTCGAAACACCGGCCACCCCATAGGCGACACTGAACAGCCGGCTGTACATCAGCGTGTCGCCCTGGATCAGCGTCGCGATATAGTCGGCAATTGCCGTCTGCACTGCGGCGCGGACCGTGGCGCCAATATAGCCAGAGGCGATGCCGACGGTCAGGCCGATATTGGCCACCACCGGAACCACCGCGAACGCTGCTTGCTGGATACCGCAAGCGCGCACCGCCTCCACAGCCGTTGCCGCCGCGTTCACTGTTTCGGTCGTGGGCGAGCCGCTTCCATCATTGATGACGGTGTAGAACGAGCCCGGCTTGTAGTTGCCCGCATAGTCGTAATTTTCGACGATCACGTCGGTCAGCCCGAGTTGCAGCGATGTGATCGCGTAGTCCACCGCTGCTGGCGTCGCCTTGGCCAGCGAGCTGATGTATTCGACGAAGCGCAGGCGAAACGCGGCATCGCTTTCGGCGTCAGAGCCGTTGGCAAAGGCCAGGGCATTGCTCACCGTGTCCACGCCGGAGATAGCCTGTGCGAGCGTGTTGATTGCCCCGGCGGCTGCGTTGCCCGCTGCGCCGGCAGTCGTCGCCCGGATCGCCACGACAGCCGAAGTCGTTCCTGCCGGGATCACATAGGCCCCTGCGCCCGCACTCCAAGCCAAGAGCGAGGAATCGGCCACCACAGCATATTGCACCGCCCCATCGGCGGTCTGCACCAGCGTGCCCACCGGGATCGTTGCCGCGTTGGTCGGCGTGAACCGGGCAAACGTGGCTTGTCCGGACGATTCCACGGCAGCCAGGCGTGTCACCGCAAAATCGGCCATCCAGCTATCCAGGTCGGTCAATTGCGCCGTGGCCGCGCGCGTCGTCGTCAGCAGTTGCAGGATGATCGCCTGCAACCACAGCACCACGGCAGCAAAGGCTTGGGCTAGAGCGCGCAAGATCGAGCCAGTCGAGAAGTCGATCAGCGCCGAGGATGATGCGCCCTGCACGGCATTGGCCTGCACTTCGACAAGCTGGTCGAAGGTCCGGGTTTCAAGGTCAGCCATGGATCAGGCGCTCACGTTGAAAGACAGGGTCACCGGCTCGCTGGTCGCGGCATCGGCATACTGGATCAGAACGGAAAATCCGCCACCGTCGGCGTTGGCGATCTGGGTCACCTGCACGACAGGCTCCGGGATCTTCGCCACCGAATCCTCCAGCAGTACCTGCCCCCGGATCAGCGCCCGGATTTCGGCCAGGTCGGCGGTCCGCCCGATCCATTGCGCCAGGCCGGCGCCGTAAGTCGGCTCGAAAATGTAATCGCCCGGATTGGTCAGCAGGCGCCGCAGCACCCTCTGCTGCCCGCGCACGGTGTCGGTCACGCCTTGCAGGTCACCGGTGTTCGAGGACGAGATATCGCCGCCGATGTAGTGGTAGACGTCGGCCAGCGTGGTCATGCCGGGGGCCCCGACTGCCCGGTCCCCGGCTGCACATCGTTGTGCAGGTGGGCTTTCAGGCTCTTTCCACCAGCCACGACATCATCGCTGGCGGTCAGCTTTCCGGTATGAGCCCAGTTGCCAACCGACGTGATATCGCCATCCTTGAGCGCGATGGATGCGCCAGCGCCGCTGTCCAGCGTCAAAGCGCCGTCGTTGGCCAACTTGATCGACGAGCCTGAGCGATGCACCAGCCACATTTCCCCGGACGGCACCGTGAGCGGCCGGTCTTCGTCGTTGAAGAACCGCCAACCCGCCGTTCCGACGCCTCCGTCGCCCTCTTGAAAATCGATCTCGATCGCGTCGCCGATGCTGGGCGGGCAGAACAGGCCCCAGCCATTACCCACCCACGGGCTTTTCAGCGGCAGCCAGTCGGTCAGCGTGTCGTCGGGCTGCAACTTGACCTTCACCGCATAGGCGTTCGGGTCATAGGCATCGACAATGCCATGGCGCGTCGCTCCGCCAGTGCCGTAGGCTTCCTGCGCGGCGCGGCGCATCTGGTTCATGAGGCCGTCCATCATGTCTGGTTTTCCACGGTGTCGCTGATGTTCTTGGCCGTCACGGTCATGCGGAAGCCCTCGTCGATCGACATCGAGCGCTTCACGCTGTCCGGGTAATAGGTCTGGTCCCAGCTGGTGCCGGTGCCACGCACCTGAAGCAGCATCGAGCAGTCGAGCAGCATGTCGCCCGGCAGGTCGGCGCTCAGTCGCACCATGTGCTGCACGATCTGCTCATAGATCGCCTTGGCCCGCTGGATCGCCTGATCTTGGGTCAGCCCGGCAATGGTGTAATGGTAAGCCAGCGGTGTCGCGGCCCCGGATTGCCCCGGCTTGGTCGACTTCACCGCCTTGGGCCATGCGGCCTCAAAGGACCGCTTGCTCTTGCTGTTCCATGACCGAACCGTGACCACCACACCCTTGGCAATCGTCAAGGATCGATCGAACCGCAGCGACACCACATTGGCCTCAGGCGCGCCTTCATCGGGTTGGCGCCATTCGATCACATAGCGCGCACCCGCATCCGCTGGCTTGGCTTGGAAATAGAGGGTCTCGCCGCGCACGAACACGTCGAAATCCTCGTAGGCTGCCAGCTCCACCAGCAAATCCCATTCGCTGCGCTCTTGGCTCAGCCCGCTGTGATTCTGGCTGTAGTAGGTGCCAACGCGGGTCGTGGTCGGGTCAACCTGCGCGGCGAGGCCATGCCGGGCGGCCAGCGTCTGCGCGATCTGGCTGCTGGTCTGGTTCAGAAAATTCTCGCTGGTCTTGGTGTCGATCAGCTTTGCGGTCCAATCCCGCCCGGTGATGTGGATTGTGCCAGCCAGCGGATCAAACTCGATATCATCCACCTGACCAAGGATCAGCCGATCGGCTGCCGTGGGCTGGTAGTTGGCGGGGCTCACTGCATCGGTGGTCATGAACACTTCGCAGTCGATGCTGCTCTGGCTGCCGAACCATGCCGGGCCATAGGCCGCCGGCAGCGCGCCGACCGCGAACGTCACGTCGAAGGTATCGGCGGCCCGATAGGCATTGTTGTCCACATTGATGGCAACGCACGGCACGAACGCGCCGTTGAGCTTGACCGCGGCGCGCGGGCTGCGTGCGCCGGGCAGCGCCGGTAGGGCATTGATGTCAGGCATTCAGCACGCCGCCCGTGGTCGATGCCGCGCCGGGCTTGGCGGGCACCACCAGCGTCGTGATGCCATTCACCTGCGGATCGGTCAGGCCATTGGCTTGAGCGAGGGCCGTCCAGTCGCGGGCGTCGCCATATTGGTCAGCCGCCACCTTGAACAGCGTGGTCGAGCCGGTCGTCACCGTCTTGGCCCCGGCATTCAGCGCGCCGAAGTTCAGGCTCATGCGGCCCAGCCGGGCGTCAATATCGGCCAGCGTTCCGGTGGTCTGGGCGGCATTCACCGACGATGACAGGCCGGAGACGAACCGCGCCACCGGGTTCGGCACTGCGCCTCCCAGCGAAGCCAGCGAGCCGAGTTGCGCCAGCGTGGTCGACGCCTCCTGAATCAGACTCGTGGCAATCGCGCGCGCCTCGTTGATCGGCTTCAGCACGGCATTGATCTGCGCCACCGTAGCCGTGCGGAAATCCTGCACCTTCTTCATCGCGCTCTGGATCGATGCCACTGCGCTTGAGAGGCCGGAATGCCCCACCGTTGCCGCCGATGCGGCCACTGCCGTGATATCGGCGTTGACTTGCGCCGTGGTGTCCGCACTTGCCGTGGCGCCGCCGGGCGCGACGTTGTCAGTGATGACCTCGACCGCCAGAGAATAGGGCAGGCGCGAGGCCAGCTCAAACTCGCAGCGGAACGAGCGGATCAGGACGGTATAGGACTGCTCGGACCATGTCAGCGATAGCGGGGCGCCAGCATCCATCAGCACCTTGATCTGCCGGGCGCGCGCCTGGGCGTCGGGGCCGATGAAGAAGCCGGACCATTCCGGGTTCACCGGATCGGCGCCTAGCGCGTCGAGCACCTTCTTGCCGCCGATCAGCCGGTGCACGTTCATGCGCTGCTCGCCGCCGAACGGGATGCGCTCGGGGATCTCGTAGCGCCCGAAGATGACGCCGCCGAGGGTCAAGGTGGTCATGGGCGCCGCAGTGCCGTTGACGGGGCAGCGCGGGACCAGTCAAAGCTGGTCGCGCCGGTGTTCGGGCGGTTGGCCGCCTGCGCTTGCCGTGCGGTCAGCATCTGGCCCACCTTGCGCCCATCGAGATAAACCGCAGCTGGGCGATGCTGCATCGTGCCGCCGGGATTTGGAACGGCGGCAGAGCGATTGCGCCACGCATCATAATCATCGGCGAAATGCGTCTTACTGATCTGCAAGGCGGCCGGAAGAATGGAGTTCACACCTGCAATCAGCGTGTTGAACACTGTCTGCCAGCCACGCAGAAACACGGCTGTGAAACTGCCTAGCGCGCCGATGATGTCGCCGTGGAACAGCTTCACGACACCATCCTTGATATCGGCCCACGACTTGATCAGCGCCCCCTTGATCTCCTTCCAGTTGTTCCAGACCAGCAGGGCGGCCACCGCGATTCCGGCGATCACCAATCCGACAGGCGTAAACACTAGCAGGAGGTCGCCCAGAAGCGCCCGGCCGCCGGTCAAAATGCCTCCCCACACGGCGCCCATAATTCCCCGAAAAATTCCGAAGAAGAGCCCGATTGCGCTGCCCGCAGATGTGAACCATCCCGCGATCATCGGCGCAAGGCCGAGAAACTTGATTACGCCAGCCAGCATCAGCGCCTTTCCGATCAGCATCAGCGCGCCGCCAATACCGATCAATCCGAAAGCAATCGCCGCCGTCAGGTTCGGATGATCCGACATCCATTGTGCGATGTGGTCGAGCCCATTGGCGAATTTGACCATGAACGGGATCAGCTTGGGCAGCACCTGATAGCCCAGGATGGCCAGGATGTTCTGCCACTGATTGTGCAGGGCCTGCTCAGCAAGCTGCGGGTTCGATTTCAGCAGCCGGTCATAAGCCTGCTTGCTCGATCCGCCGGAAGCGATCAGTTCGCGGTCACGCTCAAACTGAGGCGACTTGCCGATCATGGTGTTCAGAAACCACTGCGCGTTGCGGTTGCCCAGCATGCCCGAAAGAATCTGCTCGCGGTTCAGTCCGCGCGACTTGCCGTAGGCGTCGATCGCTGGCGCCAGCACCTGATTGGCCCATGCATAGGGGTTCTGCTGAAAAAGCTGTGCGCCCTTCACGGCGCCCGGCTTGAGCTGCATCTGCCCGGTGCTGTTTTTCACCACGTCGGACGGGTTGATCAGCCCCATTTGCTCCCACAGCGGGATAGCCGACTTCTTGAGCGTGCCTTGAATCACCGCCCCATAGGTGGACATCAACGCGGTGCCCGCCGTCTGCGCGCCGCCACCCTTGGTCTTCACTTCCTGGATCAGCGTCGGCAGGTAACTGTAGACGAAATCGTCGTTCAGCCCGAACGCACTGGTCTTGGCCTGCTTGAGCGCCATGTGGAAGTCGTTGACGGTCAAAGTCCCGCCCATGCCCATCAGCGCGCGGGCCATCAGATCGGCGTTCTGCTGCATCCGCTGGGCAGACATCACGCCCGGCGTGCGCAGTTCGATGGCCTTGACCATGTCGAAGGCAACGCCTTCCTGCTCTTTGCCTGTCAAAGCTTCCAGAACTGCCTTGGTGCGCTGCACGGTCGGCAGGATCGCATAGGCCTCGCCCATGTGGTGCAGGCCAAACACGGAACGCAGTTCGCGGATTGCTTTGAGGTTTTCCGCCGCGCTTGACGTGATAACGCTTTGGCTCGTCTTCCAGGCCTGCGCAGTCGCCTCGGCAATGTCCTTCTGGCCCATCCCGGCCGCACTCATCAGCGAAAGCTGGCGGGTGTATTCCTTGCTGGCATCGATGGACTTGCCCATGAAGCCGAGGATGCCTTGGCCAGCGCGGTCCAGCCCATAGCCCACCGCTACCATTTTCAGCGCGGAGAGCTTACCTTGCAGGTTCGTGGCGGCGCCATGGGCCTTGAGCAAGTCGTTCGCCAGGATACGCACGCCCTGCGACGCGAGGTTCGCGACGCTAAGCTTGATCGCAACAGAATAGGCGAACGACATGGGTTATCTCCGCCGGGTCCATGAATGGGCCGCAGACAAGGGATGGGCGCAATACCCCGAGCCGGAATGGCGCGTTCAGCGCCGCCGGGAGCAGGGCGATTGGCTCGATACTGCTTTCAAATTGACGGTAGCCGGCTTCCTGATAGGGCCGATCATCGCGCCGGTGCTGTTGGGGATCCTGGTCTTGATCGTCATCGCCATTGGATGGTGACGCAATTTGACCGGAAAGACTGACGGGATTCGACTCTCATCTGGCCGGTTGTTAGGCCGCAACTTCCATCCAAGACTCGGGGGTTCGGTAATGGACGATGCGGTGATCGGCTCGATGCGTGGGGAAATTATGGCCCTGCGACTGCTCGTCACAGAGCTTTTCCGGGTGATGGCCCTTCGCGATCCGCCGCTCAATCATCTGCTCGACCGAGCGCTGAGCCAGCTCGAAGGCGATGCGGAGATCGCCGCCTTCGAGTTCGGGAAACCAGGGCATGCGGCATATCTCACCAGTCTTTCGGAAGTGATCGAGGAGGTCCGCACCTCTGTGTTTGAGATTGGCCGCAAGCAGGATGATGCGGTCTAGATGCTTCAAGTCATCCATGGCATCCCCCAAAGAAATGGCCGTCCGGTAAGGGACGGCCTGCAAATGCCCGGCTGTGCGGGCGAATTTCTAGGAATGGTCATCACCCTACGCTGCTACTCACGCGGGGGCAAGGGGGCGCTGCATCAGTTCGGGCCGCTGTCAGGCGCCTCGTTGAAGGGCGCTAGAGGACTTAGTAGGCGGCGGATCACCATCCGGCCACGCCGCCGTGGTGCGAGCAAGTGCCGCGCGCATGCTGGCTAAAACTCCAACTGCCGTCTGCGCAATGAGCGGTAGCGCCAGCAGGACGCCCACGCGAACGCATCGGGCTATGGATCGAGTTTCCATCGACATTTGTGTAATGCGCGCCCCACGATGGACCGAAGTTATGGTGCACGGCATGGTGCCTATGGGCGCGTGCTTCTGCCAATCCCGGCGCGGCCACGCACAAAACAACCGCCAAAATGGAACGAATCATGAATAATCCTCCTGCTTGAGGAGGTTACCGTGATGTTTTGTTGTATGGGCGGCAAGTTCTGCTGCGGATCGGCGCCGGGCACGCGACTGCCGAAGGGTAAATGTTACTCTGCATAGGAGGGTGGTATAAAAAAGGGTTGCGTCGCGTGGGGGATAATCGGCGATATCAGAAGGTCGCTGACGCTCCGCTCATTGCGGTGATCATCAAAACGGATCATGGTCCAGTGGGCCAACCCCTGACTGGTTCACCCCATAACCCAGAGATCTGTGGATATTGGTCATACCTTCCATGTCTCGCAAGCCGTATAGCAAGGTGCTTGCGGGCTGATACCCCACCAGCCCCGATACCGCGAACGAACCGATCAGCTCGGCGATTTCCTCAGCCTTGCGATAGAGAGCCGGGCCCATCACCGGGCGCGGCGGCATTTTGGCTGTGCCAAACTCATGGAACGGCATGATTTCGCTGGTCGAGCCGACGGTGCCTTCCCAATCGCCGCTTTCGCGCTCGACGCTGTCGCGCAGGTCACCCCGGCGCAGCAAGGGGTCGTTCTCCGTGAACCCCTGCTGCAACCGATCTTCCTTGGTGGAATCGGCCAGTTCCGCCCACTCAGGGAACGGGCCTTCCGTGTCCTGATAATGGCCGAACTCGGCCTTAGCCTCTTTCTGCAAGATGGCTGTGGCCACCTCCAGGCCCTTCCTGGTCGCCACAAGGCCGCCCACAGTGTCTCGGGTAAGGTGGTGCGCCAAGTCGGCCAGGGTGGCGAACTCCATCATCCCTCAGGCTCCTTGAACACCCACCGGCCCCAATCGAACTCGCCGCCCTCCATTTCGCCCAAGGCGATGGAGAAGCCGAGCCGGTATTCATCGGGCAGCGTCATCGCCTGTTCCGGCGACCACCCGTTCTTGATCAGGAATAGCGCCTCACGAAAAGGCGGGTGCTGCGCTATTCGCCGGACTTTTTTCGCAGAGACTCCTCGCTTTCCTCGGCGAAGTGCTGCTGGACGCCCAGCATGACAGCTTGCACGCCAGCCTCGTCCAGGCGCGTGATCAGCGCCTCGACTTCGCCTTTGGTCGTGGGTGGCACGACGACGGCGCCATCGATCGAGCCGACGAACAGCAGCGGCAGCACCATGCCCATGTAGACCTGGTTCTGCGCGCTCTGGCCCAGTGCCTCGACAAGGCGGAACTGCGCCAGAACGCCGGGCTTGCGCAGCATGATCGAGCGGCCTTGCGCGTCCTGCACGGTGGCCTTCTGCACATCGGGCACGACGGCGGCCGGGTTGTCCGCCGGATCGGTCAGGGTTACCTTTGCCATGTCGTTCCTCAGGCCTGCTTGATGCGCTTGGCGTAAGTGCCGGTGAGCTGCTGCGCGACTTCCTTGTCGGCCTCGAACATGCCGGGGTCATAGTCGAACAGCACGCGCTCATAGCGGAACTGCGTGACCGATCCGTTCGGCTCCTTGATGGTCTCCTGCACGGTGCAGTAGTCCTCGCTTTGGCCAGCCCAATAGGCCGCCTCCAGCCCGGCGAAGTAGTTGTCGAGCGTGGCGTCCTGGCGCTCCACGTCAAACGAGCCCGACCAGCCGTCGAAGAA